GATTTATAAAGACTATAAGTCTATTTTTGTAAAAGAGGCTGCCGAGTCCGCCGATGAGAATATGAAGAATCTCCTGCAGTATATATACGAGAACCAGAACGGCATATTAGAATACAGAGAGCATATGAAGAAAATCTCTAAAAAAGTAAGAATTAAATAAGAAAGAGTAAAGAATAATGGACAAACACGAGAAACGACTATATCTTGCGATAAAAGAAGTTATACGAGATTCTAAACACAAAAGTCCGTTGCAGATAGACGGGCAGATACTCTTAATTTTAGATATGGTTCAAGAACTAGTTTTATTGAGAAAAAATGACGCACTATTAGAGGCGGCAAAAATTATTGAATCAGAGTATGAAAACCCAAGCGAGCTTCCATACACTCATATGGTTAATCAGATAAAAGACAAAATGACAGAAAACCATACTAAGATTTTTGAGCTTATTAAAAGCCAATATAACGGTCTTTTCAAAGATGTAAAGGAGCTTGAAGATGAAGATTGACATTAGATTTCCATTCACTATAGTCAAAACAGACTATCTGGAGAAAATGGAAAGAGAGTTCGAACGGTGTAGATTTACTATAGAAAAAGAGAAAGTTGGCATAGAAAAATGTAAAGAAGAACTCGAACGTAGCTACCACCGACAAGCCAGGCATATTATTTTGGAGAGTATTTGTAAGGGGTGCCGGATGTACGTCCCTCCAGGTGAAGGAATATTCGGGGCAGTAGGTAAAGAAGAGTCTGCTCGGTGGTGCGGTAAGTGCTGGAATAAGAAAGTGTCTGCCTCAAAAAAAATAATCGGGCAATCAGTATGAATGAACTGCAAGATTTATTGTCATTTGCTTGGCAAGGGACAAAGAAGAACCGATACACACTAGACAAATGGTCAGATGACAAGAATTGTCGTCCATTAAAGTCTAGTAAAGCTACGGCGAATGCCTTGCTTACTGGATACCGACAGCTTGATAAGACAGGTCGTTGGAAGCTTATAGCAGTCGACCTAGACCACAAAGACAACTGGGACGAGGTTGTGTCTACCTTTAAGGCTTTGGAGCTACCACAAACTCTTACAGTGGCAACTCCGAGTGGTGGCTATCACTTGTTTTATTGGGTATTGAAGGATATCCCCGTCCAAAACATCAATGACGACAGGCACTGCAAGAACTTTGAATTGAAAGGCGACAATAGCAATATAACAGCTCCAGGAAGCGTCTTTAAGTGCGGTGCTAGCTATAAAATAGTAAGAGATATACCTATAGCCAGGTTGCTTTCTGGAGAAGCTTACAGGCTCTGTAAATACAAAAAGGAGTGGCACCCTCCTGTATATACAGACAAGACTATAGATAGCAACGACGTAGAAGCGGTCGCTAGGTCTTACGACCCACGAGCAAGGCATAATCCACGAGGCTGGAGTATTCGATGTCCGTTTCACGAAGACAACCGAGCAAGTGCTATAATATTCAATAGCGGTTGGCTATATTGTAGCGGCTGTGGGAAAAATGAAAAAGTAGTGAAGTAGCGTGCTTGCGGCAATAATTGTGTAAGACAGGACAAATTGAGGGGGAACAAATATGACGCGAACCCCTACTATATGGAAATTAGTCTATAAAGGAGGGTATATATGCGAATACAGATAGACTTAATACCGACATATAAGAAACAAGTTCCAGTGGAAGTTATCCCGCCAGAGTGGAAACAATTTATCGACTATGACAACCGATGAGATTGACCAAATAACTCCAGAAGAAAGAGCGTCTTTAATAGGGTTCTGTCGTGAATGCGGCGAGTGGGTAAAGTTCAATGCTAAGACAGAACGTGCCGAATGTCGCAACTGCAAAAGACCGTTAGATGCCAGGACAATTCAAACACAGCGGACATTCAATCCGACAAGAAAAGTCCCTAAGAATGCAAGAAAATAGTGTATAATAATATTGTGTGAGGTTGAGTTCGATGACGAGGTGTCAGAAAACTCAAAAAAAGAGGCAAGATATATCGTCTTTGCCTCTTTTTTCTTATGTCGTACAATGTTATTCTCAGTTGTTCGGGATTTCCGAATTACTCAACAGCTTCTTTCATCTGTCGCACCAAGTCTAGAATAATAGTCTTAGCCGCAGACAACCCAGCCGCGATTGCAGATAACGCGGTAGCCATCGTTAAGGCGTATAATTCGTGCCAACTCGCCGCGAATAGTAGATTTACTAAGTTTACGCCAGCCAGCAAAAATGTTGCGATAAACGTTTGTAAAAACGTCCATCCAGCACGAATAGCTACGTCTTTATAATTGATGTTCTTTAGAGCTTCTAGTGATTTCATATCTCCTCCTTCTATTTTTCCTCAGTACCGTACACGCCGCGAGATTCACGCTCAACCTTACGATTAGCCAGCCACATAATAGCTTCCTCAATTTTCGTAAGAGCTAAACTGTTTTCACGACAAGGCAATCCTCGGTTGTAGTCTGCTAGTTTTGAGTAAGCTACAATAAGCAAGTCCTCAATAAATACACCGTTGCGCTCTGTGGTAGCTGTGCCGCCAGTTTGAAACTTGACTCTCAGTACCTCTTTGCCACCGATATTAAGAGAAACTTCATCGCCTGGTGTGCCGCGATTCAGTTCATTGTGCAATTCTTCTAGTGCATTATATTTGGTAGTTTTCATATTTCCTCCTTATTTCTTAAACTTAAAAATACTCATTAGAAAATCGATAATCTTCTCTAATAGACTTTTATTCTTAGCGATATCTTGACTTAATTTGCCGATAGACCTCATAACGTCTTCATTTGTTGGTTGTGGTGCCAATGGTTGCTCTTGCGGCTTTTCTTTGGGCTGAGGTACCTGTTGTAGTTCTGGCATCTTTGGGGCTGGTTGTGGCTGAGGACGTGGTTGCGGTTGTGGTGTGCCTGCATCTCCATTCGCTAATTCACGTACTCGTTCCGCTAATACCCAAATTCCGTCATCTGCCATTTTCAACTGTAGGTAGCGTTTGTTGTTCTCAGTAGTTTCGTCTAGTACCTCTGTACTACCGACAATTCGGAAGTAATCTCCTGTATTTATCTCTCCGTCCAGTAGATAGCCGTCTTTATCTGTTCTCACTGCCACAGAAACGGGTACACCGTTATCTTCCCAATCAAACTCATCAATCAATCGGTTACATCTAATCTGTCGTAGGTCGAATACAGTTGCTACTTCATCTGCATAATACACTTCAGGAAGTGCCACACGCTTAGCTTCTTGAGGTTTACCTACATACCTGTAAAACGCGTATGGTGGACAACCTGACGCGCTCCATAGCCAGTCGTGGTTGTCTATTACAATACCTGCCTGATAGCGACAGTTAATTACGTTATCCGCGTCGACAAACATTCCTGTGTGTCCTAATGCACCTCCAGAGTTTCCTCGAATACCCCAAATGAAGATATCGCCGCGTTGTGTGTCTGCTTCGCCGTTAGCGTCCTCAGACAGTCGCACCCAGCCGTTCTTCTCTAAGGCGTCAAATAAGGTGTCAGTGTTACCAATCCAGTAGCTTGCAGGCAAAAGACCTGCTTCTTTTAGTGCGTGGTATACAGAGCTTGAGCAGTCGTATGAATTTGGACCATTCCGACTTTCCATCGAATAAAAAACTCGACCTTTACGTGCGTAGAACCAAGCTAGGGCTTTTTCTATCATATTATTTCCTCCTCACTTGAGTTTGTTGAACTTCTTCTTGTAATTCCGTAACCGCTTTATTTTGCTGAATTAAGTTATTAGTTGCGTAAATAGCCAATCCGACAAGTGCTATAGCGAATAATTTCGCCAAGTTGCTTGTTATCAGGCTCCAAAAGTTCATCACGCCCTCGACTTCAGTGCGTTTGACGTATTTTTCTTCTGATTCTTTTTCGTGTTCTGCTATGTATGCTTTAAGTTGTGCTTGAGTAACATTGGTACGAGCGATATTTTCAATTCGCTCTAGCGTAACAGTGTGCCTGTCGACACTCTCTTTAATATGTATAACGTCTGCCCCCAACGCTCCAAACTCTTTTGCTGATACTTCTTTGTCTGTGTTATCCATACACCCTCTTTTTTATTTTATATCTCTTTTTATTATTCTAGCATAATACAGTATATATGGTCTATTAGTTCGCACAAGATAGACTTTACGACAATACCAATGTTTTCCGCTACTACATCTAAATGGGAAGTTCTACCACAAAATCAGCACACTATCGTAAAGTACGACAGTGTAGTCTATGACACTGCAAAAATGTACGACACTAAGACATTCACGGCTAAAGTTCCTAAAGACGGTGTTTACCATATCGACGCAAGAACAGGTATAGCACAAGCTGGGTTCTTCTCTGGATATACCGCATGTATAAGCATATATAAGAACGGCACAATGATTAAAGAATCCAATCGCACCCGAGGTACTGATAACGACCGTCATTTGCCACGACCAAGTTTATCTGTAGATTTACTCTTAAAAAAGAATGATGAAATCAATATACGAGCATTCTGTAGCGACCAACGTGATTATGGTGGCGATAGTACTATCAGCGAATTTAGTATGCGACTAGTAGGAATAATCTAGTCTATTGTCCAATTGCTATCCAGTTAAAGTAATACGCACCCTCTAGCCAAGCTCCGTCAAAACGACGAATAGTTGCCTTAAATGATGAGTTAGTAATCTTTAATGCACTCATTGTTGCGGCACCCCATGTATCGAGCGGAGTGTCTGTCCAAGCGTCGTTGGGGTTGGGCGTATATCCGATGAATGTACAAGTTACTACGGGGAACGTGTCCTTCTTAAACTGATTTGTAAAATATATATCGGTGGTAGCTTCAGAGGCACGAGCAGTTACTAATATTCTGGCAGTACCACACTGTATATTCACAGGTTTATCGGTAGTTGTGTCATTGCGCTTTACTTTTACTTTTTCTGCAATTGGCATAGTCGTAAAGTCTATCTTGTCGGCTGTAATAGACTTTTCTTTGATTGCTGTTGTAACGTTTGGTATAGCCTCTGGTTTTATCTTACCATTGTTATCTAGGGTTTGGTTCAACCCGTCAATAAGACTATTTGCCCAAAATGCAGTTGGAATACACTCAACGCAATCGCCAACTTCATTTCCAATATCTGTATACCCTGGAGCCAAAGTCAGGTTAGTCAAGGTGTTGTTGTCTGGATTGACCTTGGCTTGCCAGCTTGTTTCATTGATGATTTTTACTTCTTTTGCATTGTCAGGGTCTGGTATTTTTTTGTAGGTTACAAAGAATACTGGGTGAGTTGTCGAGAAGCTACTCAGGTCAAAACAGGAGAGGACTGACTCGCCAGGTTGGCGAGCAGTCTTCACTGTAGTTGCTTCAGCTTTTTTGTTATTAGCACTAGCTTTTCCGAACTTTTCTAACGTTTCTGACATATTAAACTCCGTAAACAGGGTCTTCGCCTTCAATTCGCTTCTTGACACCTAAGTCTTTATCGCTCATCGCAACGGCTTTGATAGCTAGGTTTCCTGGGGTTGTCGTTCCGTCTGGGTTAATCAACTCCGTACCGTCGTTGCCGATAGCTGACGTATCGTATTTAGCGATGTCTTGTGAGTAGCTCGACAATTCTGGAGCCGCCATAACGTTCAATTTACCTGTGTATTGTGGATTGACGAAGCGAGCGTTTGAGATGTAGCCGTTCAAACCGTTACCCTCATTCATCAAGCGAGTTCGTTCACCGTGGTTGTCTGCGGCGTTATATACGTCTGCCATCTTGTACAAAGTGTTTTGGCGGTTCTGTCCCCACTCTTTGTCTGCTTCTGCAAGGTCATACTTGTATTGGTCTTCAATCTTCGCCAAGTCATTCCTGTTTGCGGCGTCGAACTCGTTCCAAGCTGTGTCTAGGGCTTGCGAGTTCTTAGCGTATGTTGCGTTCGCCTGTCGGTTCGAGCGGTTAGCAGAGCTTAGAATACGACGAGCCAATGCACGTGAGCCGCCAACACCCATTGTCGATAGAGAGCTGATAAGACCCTCTAGCGTGTTTCGGGTGTTGATATCGGTGTCATTCTTAGCCATACCAAAGTCTTGCATTGTCGACAGTTTCTTGCCGTCGTACTTTTTCTTCTCTTTGGTACGCTCTTCTTGCTTTTCATTGACGTGTGCGTCGTGTGTCAATCGAGCTTTTTCTCGCTGAGTATTTCGTTTCGCGTCGTATACGCCGAGTAAGCCATTCAAGCTGTTTATCTGGTCTTGGTCAAGTTTCTTCGCAGGTGCTGAATAACCACCGCCGCCACCAAAACCGCCTCTGAAGCCACCGCCACCACTGACATAACCGCCGCCACCTCGTCGGCTAGGGTTTGGATTTGGGATAAATGAAAAGCCTCGTGATTGCCAATAGTTAGTTGTATTTCCGTCCCAACGACCCGCTGAGTGTGTGCCGCCTGCACCCTTCACCCAAACGTTTCCGTCTTCGCCGAGCCAGAACACACCGCCGCTGGATTGAGGTGCGTCATCTCCCCAGCCGCCGCCTCCGCCGCCGCCTCCTGGCTTGTAAATCTCACGTGATTTTGCCTGTATAAATGGCATAGGTAACATTTTTTTCTCCTTTATTTATTTTTTGCTGTTTTACACACTAATTTTATCATATTGTTAGATTTTTATCACCCCCTTCTGGCTTAAGAACTCAATTCCCGTACCGATATATGTGAACAGTAAGCTGAGGTGCGATAATTCATAATATGTATTGGCGGAGTTTGACCTCACGGAGAAACTTATGTAAGCCGCATTCTTCCGTATCTTTTGGTCTATCTTCTTGTCTTTCGGTGAGAAGATGTCTGATGAATTGACGATAGGCTCGTCCCATCTTCGTCCGCCCCACTCTTTAAGACAATTTGTCCCGCAAGTGCGGATTGCGTCCCAGCCACCACTACTACTACTACTACTACTACTACTACTACTACGGTCGAAGGTTATCTTATTGGTCTTCAATATATCACCATTTTTTGAATGGACATTGATAGTCAGGTCTATAAGCCCTATTGCTGAGTCAAACTGCCAGATAGCCTTGAGCAAATGCACCCACTCCAGGTTACTCTGGTGGAATGGTATAAGACCGCTTTCTATATAACAGTCAAATATGCCACTTTCATCATAATGCTTGCGAGAGTTCTTGTAGTATCGGAGCAACTTATTGCCCTGCCTCAGATATAAACTTGGGCTTTCTTTCTTCGTCGACGCCCAACGGAATATACAGTCTGACGGTATTCGCCAAATAGACCAGATACCACCGTGTAAGATGTCATATACCCATATCTCGTTGTTTTTCTCTTGACCATATGCCACCGTCCAATACAGAGCTTCGTCATAATACGCCGCGTAGCACCTAGACAAGTTAGAGTGCGACAAGTTAAGCACGCGGTCGCGGATAGCTGAACTGATAATATCCGTCGACTGGATACCAGAGATGTTCGGCTTCACACCTGTAGACTTGAACCCGTCCATTGACAGGTAATACACGTTGTTATTCTCGTGAATAACAGAGAACGGAGCGTCTGTTCCGTCGTTACCCTCACGTTTCTTGAATTGGTATGTACCCTCGCTGAATGTCTGCCCATTGACTGTCGTGGTATTGGTTGTTGCATAAACGTCCCAGATACCGCCTTGTCCTGCCATAGTACGTGTCAATAAGTTAATACAGGTAGTACCAGAGTTATCTCGTCCTAATGCCACCGCCATAGGTGTTTCAGTACCGTTATCGCCAACCTGGTAGCTGTCTGAACCGTTAGCAGAACCGAAGTACAATTCATTGCCAACATCACCACCCCAATAGACGATACCTTTCTTATCAATCGCCCACAATCTTCCTGCGATGTTAGTAACAAACCACGCCACAATACCTTCTGTCGTGTTTTCCACAGGGGCGGATTTAAGTAGTGTTGTGGAGCCTGTATCCTGATGTTGCTTTTGTGTTGTTGGCAGGTTTTCAGCAATCTTGAAGTACTCGTCATCAGACGGTGCACCTGTACCGACTGAAACGACCGCCACGTAAACGTTCCAGCTGGTAGCATTATCATCGATAGTAATCCCGTCAATCTTGATAGTAGCAGACTTCTTACCGTCCCAGGTGTCGCGAAGAGTAGATGAAGATATCTTACCCGCTGGCGACATCTTCGTCGAGCCACCTACGCCGTTAAACGCTACTCGGTAGTAGTAGTCAAACGCATTTGTACCGCTAGCATTATTCGCCGTTACCTCAGGAGCTTTTGTCGGGTCGGCGACTTTAGAGAACCGCTTTAGAGTATTGTCTTTGATGTTGTAGCAGGTAAACTTGTCCACGCCGTTACCGATTATCACATTCTCGTTACTCTGGGCAAATGACGCCACATCTGTTTTTGTGAATGCCATATCGAACTTCTGCCACTCTGAATTGTCAGGTTTTAGCACATACAAGTTTGTATTCGTGCCGTCAGTGAACAGATTTAGCAAACCCTCTGTTCCGTCAGCTCTCTTAAATGGGAAGTCGCAACCAACTGGTGTAAGCCCCTCTGGCAGGTCTGGAACGCCAGAGTGCAAAAACCCTCCACGTGGACGGACAACACCGTCATAGTCATAAAACGCGTTATAAGCGGTCTTCAGAGCGTCTTCCTGCAAACGGCTTTTAGAGAAATAAGATATCTGCCCTCGCTTCCAGCTTCTAAGGTCTTTTATCTGAATTGCGTTAGAGTTTTTGTCAGCCATATCACATATCCTTGAATGCTATTCTTTTAGGTTCCCTCGGGATAGCACTTTTAATTATTAGTGTTTGTGTTCGTTTGTTGCTCTTACGCATTTCTTTCATAAAGATATCTGCTTGTTTGTAATATCTGTCTGCGTTACGAGCAATAAATGGTACTGGGCTTGCGTCGCATAAAGTAGCAGACATTGTTGCTACTAGCCACGGCACACTGTCGATATCTACCTCTTCAGAGCCTGAAGTGTAAACTTTCGGGTCGTGGTAAACAGGCAAAGATATCTCGCAACCTACCAACTTCTCAGGAATATTCTTAAGCCGTATTTTATCGCCAGCCAACGTACAAACACCGTTTCCTTCCGACGCGTTGAACTTCGCGTTGTCAACCAGCTTGTACTCTGCGACCGTCTTGCCTTGGTCGTCGATGAACCTCACACAGTCATACGGAGTGTCTGAAACGGTCAGTTTGTTTATATCTGGTATGGTATACGCCAACTTATCCTGCTCTATCTTTTCTGGCAGTCTATAATCTATATCAAAGTACCTCTGCCACTTTATGTATGGCATATGAGCAAGTGCTTCCATAGATTGGTTTAGTACATTCAAGTAAGTGTTGAAGTCGTCGCTCCCCTCTATGACCTGCTCGTATTCACCGTTGACTTTTGTGTATGCTTTTTCGATTATTTGTTTTACTGTTGCCATTTTTGTTTACCTCAATTTGTTTTTTACTTCTGTTAGGATTTCCACGATATCGGCACTCAGGTCTAGCTGGTGGTCATTAGTTCTTTTATTCTTCCTAGCCTCCTCCCTGACACCTACTGTCGATGAATATTTCGCTATGTATTTATCAAGCACCCTGCTTATCTTGTCCACTTCGGTAATGTTCTTTGGAGCTTCTTTCTCTCGACCAGTCTTGAACGTATCTCTATACGCCCCCCTCTGTAAAACCTCGCTGGAGTTATACATACTCTACCTCCTCTGGCTGTGGATATGCTGGTTGTGGTATTACGTCAGCCTCAGTCAACTGAATGCCATATTTCGCCGCCGCTTGTATCTTACCTGCTGGTGGCAAGTCCTTAAATGCTATAGAAACTGACGGGGCTTTTATCTCCGCCATCTGAGCAGACTGCTGTTGTGCTTGTTGTGCCTGTTGCTCGAGTTGTGCCTGTTCGGCTTCTTCTTGTTTGGCGGTTTCCAATCCCGCCTTGACTGCTTCAGCAATCTTAGAACTGCTTTCTAGGTTGGAACTCTTCGTTAATTCCTCAATCAAGTATGGTAGTGCTTCTCGTACGCCCTTAGCTACGCTTGGGTCTGCCTTAGCGACTTCAAAGAACCCTGTCATAAATGTGTTCAGACGCTTTAGGTCTTCTTCCTTAGCCATTTGACGAGTACTTTCGAAATCGACAGAGATATTTACCTGCTGGACTTTACTGGTGTCTATAATCACGCTGTCGCCGTTTATAATCTGAGAAGGGTCTTCCTGCTCTATGAGGTTTATGTATTCACTATCAAGTTTAATAACCAACTGAGATTGTTCGTTCGCCTCGGCTATCTTCCTTATCTCAGAGATGTATATGTTAATCTGAGCCTCAAGAACTGCCTCAAAGAACTGCTCATAATTCTTTCGATAATAGTTGTTCTCAATATCTGCCTTGCGGTCTTGGCTATTCACACCCGCTTGCGTCTTTGAATAAGTTGGGTCGCCAACTTCTGCAGAGATAGAACTGTCATTTGAGCTTGGCAATGACGATAGCAACACTGACTTCACCAGACTGAACAAACTTGGGAAGTTTTGAATAACTGTCGTGTCAATCGGCAATAGTTGCATTGAGCCGTCTTCGTCGTTGAGGAACATCGTATTGCCCTTTTCAAGTTCGAAGTTGTCTTCGTCTAGCCCTATACCTTTCACGAACTTAGCAGGCTCCGTGTTATAGTCAACCGTGTAAATGAAGTTACGTAGTAATGATGTCAAAGCTTGCTGTGCACCATAGCCCATCTCGACCAAAGAACGACCCATAATGTTTATACCGTCAAAGTCTGAATACAATCCCAAAACACGCCTGTAACCGCTGGTGTTCTTGACTACGCGTAGAATAGTCGCCGACTGGTAGTGGTAAGTGATAATCCAATCGTCATCTACATAAACAAACAACTCATACAATCCTTCTGGAATGTTGAGTAAAGATGCATAAGTATGATTTGTTTCCTCACTTCCCAAAGACGCACCCTTGCCATACTCAAGGACTTTCTTCAGCCCTTCTATATTCCATTTGCCGTCTTCAGCGTCGCCCTTGTCCGTGCCGTTAATCAGCTTCTCGATAGAAGTCTTAGTTTTCATTGTGCGGAATTGAATATAGTTAGCACTGTTAATGCTTGACGCGTAAGCTTCAGGGAACAAATCCCCCCAGAAGATAATCTCAAAACCAACAGTGAACTCGGTCTTATTCCTGGTGAATGGTAAATACACAGCACAAGCACCAAAAGCCATAGCGTTGCGTAATGCTATCCAGTGCTTTTGTAGCAACGAATACCCCTCAGGAGTATTGTTCCTTAGGATAATCTTGTTCGCAATGTATTCATATTTCAAGTCTTCCACTTTGCTTTGTGCGTGAGCGTCGACGGTGAATGTCGGTAGCCTTTGGATAACATTCTTCGGCGTTTTCTCTATGTAAGACGACAAGGTGTTATCGACTAATTCGGAATAGTCCATTTTACTATCGACTTCCCCTGCTGGAGGTTTACGATAAAAGATTTGCTCGTTCCTTTCAGCAAACCCCTTCGTCGCCTTTTGCATAAAGTCGTAGCTCTGTTCTAGTTTCTCAATTAAATCTTCAATTTTTATGTTCATTTTTTGTTCCTCTTAGTCTTTATTGTAACACAAGATTATATACTCCCGCCATCGTAATTCTGAGTTTTATTACGTTTAATTCTTCCGTTAACAGTGGTCTTGATTGACACTGGTGTATATTTGCCCATACCAACATTCTCCATCGAGCGACCCTTTACCGCACCCCATTGAAGACCTGCGTCGCCACGATTGTCAGTCTTGTCCGAAGCACCAAAACCACTTCCTCGTCTGCCACCACCAAATCCGAAGAACCCGCGTCGTCCGTATGGCATAAAGTACCCCTTGCCGTTGATACCATTCTCGTCCTTGTACTCAGCCGCTGGTGTGGTTCCTTTACTTCCCAACATAGCGTTCAAGGCATTCCACAGGTATGTCTGACCAGATTTGGTAGAGCCAAGCCCGCCTTCATCGAAGAAACCACTGTTATTCAGGGTGTGCATAAAGTTGTTCAGCTTCTGGTAGCTAGGGGACTGCAATAATATGTTGTTCTCTTCTGTCGTCAAGTTAGTCTTAGCCGTGTTGTACTCCTCGTAACTAATCTGCTTAGATTTAAGCATACCGTACAAGTTATTCTTCTGTGTAGAGATGTCATATAAAATCCCCCTCTGGTCAGCTGGTAAATCAGTCTGAGCAATAGCATTTCGGACTGACTGCATTGATATAGGTAGCTGTGTATTCTTACTTCCTGACTTATTCGGAATGGACGCGTCAGACCTTAATTCCTTGCCATCTAGTTTCAGCAGTTCTGAGCCACTATCACCGAAGAACCCGTCCTTAATTTGGCGAGATAAATCAGCCAGCTTACCATTCTTCTCAAGTTTTTTAGCGTTATCAGGCTTGCCGTTGTCTGCGTCCAAGAACGTAATGGCATTATGTACAGACCTGAAGTTATTGTCTTTGCCTGTATTATGTGTACCAAACATTTCACGGACGTCCTTACCAAGACCGTTTTCTTTACCGTACTTGACTAAGTCATCAATTCTCGAATTAAACTCGGCACTAACAGGGTCATTTATCTGTTTATGAATAATCGCCCCTTGGTTATCCACTGTACGTACACGACCTGCGGCATCTCGGCTGTCTGGCAACGTTTCTCGGAACCAAGGGTCGTAAGCCTGACGAATGCTGTTCGTTACCCACTTACCAAAGTCTTTATCATAAGACGACTTGGCGTTCAAACTATCGCCCTTCAAGATATTGCCCTTAAGGATATCGCCATTAAAGATACCACTCTTCCCCGTAAGCCACGGCTGTATACCATTGTTACTAAACGGAACGAGAGATTTTATGTTGCTGACGGCGTAATTCTTCGCTTGGTACATATTGTCGCCCTCTTCGCCTTCGCCATTTAACCACGACTTTCCTGCAGTTACGAGGTTGTCAGTGCTACTTACGTAAGGCAAGCTGTCTGAGATAGCCGCCATAGCCTCTTTAGCCGTCATTTTGCCCTGAGCAATCTTTACTGCCGTATATGCACCTGCGATTTCTGGTTCAATATTAGTTGCACGAATTGGGACATACTCATCTTTACCAACACGGATTAAGATACCGCGAGGTTGATTCGTCTTGTCGCCATTGTTGTATATAATATTTCCTGAGCCGACCAATCCAGCAACCACACCCACAACCCCATAGTCGACTGCAGTGTTTTTAATCAATGCGGCAAGGTTCTGAGGTCGCGTCCTGGTAACAGATAGCACCTCATCAATAAGAGTTCTATTTGGAACCAACCTGTATGCGGCGTTTATAGCAGTGTTAGTTGCCACTCGAGCGTATGGCAAAGCGGCTTCAGTCAAAGCTGCAGCAATACGTTGCTTAGGAGTACCGCCAGCCTCAAAGCCTTGAACCAACTTCTGAGCCAATGTTTGCTGACGCTCAGCCAGTGCGTGCAACCTGTTACGTGCGGCGTCGCTACCTGTCGCCATCAATTCGTGCCAGGCTCGGATAGCCTTATCTGCTTGACGGCGGTTAGTCATAGCGTTATGGACACCGTTTAAGACGTTGACTAATGCCTCAGTGTCTGCGTCCATCATTCGAGAGAAGTTCACGATTTCTTGACGAGTAGGATTTTTACCTGCCATTTTCAGGGACGCTTCTGCCAACGCCTCACGTATTGGAGCTTTACCCAGATTAGAAGTACCAGTAACTGGCACCATAGCCGTTTCAAGCGTGTTGCCTACGAATCTTTTAGCACCGTCAGTTACAGATACAGGTCTGAAGTTCTTCCAGTTATCAACCGCTGAGTTCAATGCCGACCCATAGACATTACCACCATTCTTCAAAGCTCGAGCTGAGCGGATAGGGTTCTTAGCGAATGTTTCTGCAGTACCCATAATATCTTGGAGTAAGTTACGTTCTATACCTGGAACACTTACAAGCTGGTTAGCGTTCTTCATACTGACCAAGTTCTCTGTAACATATGCGGCTTTATGACCAAGCGATTGACGACTGTCAGCCAAACGGTTCATTGCGTTTAACTCTGTAGCTATCGCCCCCTTCTGACGCTCAAGTGATGACCATTCCTTGGTTAGCCCTGACGCGTCTGTCAAATTGTCGTTCCTAACCAATTTTCGATGTTCCTTTTGGATTTGGTTTTGACGGTCGATGATTTTTTCCATTTCAGCATACTTTTCCGAGTACCGCTCTTTCATCTTCTTGCTCAACTTAGCCTCTCCTAATATGTCCCCGATTGGCAACTCAGCGTCGCGTGATAAGCCTGACGCTTGAGCTAGTGCCTTCTTAAAGTCCGTTGGAGCCGCCGAACCAGTTACGGCACGTTTTGCAAGCTCTTTCATACCGATACCGCTACCGCTACTCTGCTCAGGAACCATTCCATCTGGAAGAGATTTCGTAGGGACTGCTTTTTCAGCCTGATTTAATTTAGCATTTATCAATGCTTCTTCGGCTTGAGTTGAGCCCGCTTTTGCCTCCCTAAGAGCACGCTTTTGAACAGATGTTAGAGGCTTAAGGTCTTTACCTAATATGTCCTTAACCACCTCCTTATTTTGTCCTGGAATCTGCAGTTTGATTGGACTTTCATTCTGCCCTGGGATTTGTAACTTAACAGGACTTTCATTTTGTCCTGGAATCTGCAGTGGTTTCTCTTCTTTCAAACTTGGAGTACCTTCCAAAAGTTTATCCAAGTCCTCTTTAGCTTTTACGGAACCAACCTGAGAATTGTCAGGCAAATTGACCCTCTCTGCCGAGGTTAGCTGTGGAAGGTCTTCTCGCAAGCCCTGAGGTGTATTAGAGCCTCGGTCCTGTACAGAAGGTATCTGCTGTGTCTGTGGCTCTGAAATACGCTCTGGAACACGCTCTGAGATACGTCCCTCAACGTCCACCTTGCCTTCAACTGAGTTAGTTGGTAGCCCCTCTGTTTTTTCTTTCAAGATTTTATCAAACGAACTGACGTTAGGGTCGCTATCAACCCTTGTAGATATATCGTCCGCTTTTTTCGTAAGTGAACCAGGAAGTTCAGACTTCGCACCCGCTGATATATCGTCCGCCAATTCTTTAGTGAACCCGTTCCTGACGCGAGATACGCCCCGACCCACGAGGTTAGAACCGAGCCCCAGACCAAACTGAGATGTACCAGCTAATGTAGCGTCCCCTACACCAGATTGAATAGCTGTTCCAAGGTCGCCAGTATTTCCGTAAGTACGACCAGTAGTAGCTACGCCAGTCAACACACCGTTCATACCTGCTTCTTTCCCTGCCTGAATTAGAACAGGTCGAAGCTCTGCGAACCTACCAGCGTTTTTTACTACAGAAGCTCCTTTAGCTATGTTTCCAGCCGGGTTGATGAACTGAGTAGCGTCCAAGCCGACCTGCAAACCTTGACCGCCAACTGTAGAGAAATCACGAACCGTTCCTTGACCTGCGGCGATACGACCTGCCGCCTCATCAGCACCTGAAACACCAACCAAATTATTGCCAGCGATATCTTTGGTGTCGTGAATTTTCTTTCGCATACTCTCACCACTCTGCCACAAGTTTTTAGCCGCCGTATTCTCGTCGACACCCATTGCACGGTCTCTCAAGTAATTAAGGACGTGTCCTCCTTGAACCGCGGCGTCTGCCACACTACCAACACTTTGCTGGAAACCAGCCCCCAGCATTTTTATAAAGCCCAAAAGCCCTTCATCTTTCTGTGGGGCGGCATACTTGCGTTGCTTCAATTGTGAAGCGGACGCTTGAGCTTGAGCTGCCGCCTGCATTTGAGCCTTGTCAAAATCTGAAAGTTGTGGCTGTGATTGAGCCGCCTGAGCCTGAGCTGCCTGAGCAGCCGCAGCTGCTTGAGCCTGTGCCGCTGCCGCCGCTGCCGCTGCAGCCTGAGCTCGTGCCGCCGCTTCTGCCTCGTCTTGCCTACGCTTGTTCTCGTCTGCTTGAGCTTTCTCGTCAGACATCAAGTAATTGCCGTCTTGTCCTTGCTGTCCTGCGTCGCCAGCGAAAATGCCTAAACTGCGTCCTGTGTTAGCCGCGTCGTTCTGTGCAGGTTGCCAGCCCTTATTTGCTGAGTTCCAGCCGTCTTGAACAGATTGAATAGACGAATTAAGCTCGTCTTCCTTCTTTTTTCTTTCTTCGTCATCGTCATACCAATTATATGTTGCCATTTTTATTTTTCCTTTTGTTTTAATTTATAACTCTATAATACCAAAAAACCCTGTATAAATACAGGGTCAATTGGAGTATGGATGGTACTAAGCTGTAGCGATGATAGCGACACCCTTGTTTCGTGGAGTTGAAACCACACAAGTGTACATATACAAACCAAGCACCAAAGTACCAAAGGCTACAGAGCTTTCGCTGACCTTTGAGTCGTCCAAGAAACGTGGAGCGGATACGATGTCTGGGTTGACAAGGATAAGTCCGACCTTAGTTGGCATCAAATCAGCTGGGACTTCCTTAACCTTAGCACCATATAACATACCGATATCACCAGTTCGCATACTCTTCTCAAGACCGCCAGTAAATGGTGTCATGATATTAGCTGAACGAATATTGTCTGCAGTTGTGTTGTTAACATACGCAATACAGTTGTCGCGGAATAGACGAGCGTTAATCAAGTAGCCACGAGCCTTCAAGAAGTCTGCGACACCGTTAACTGTAGCCATAACCTTCTGGTTGGTTGTTGTAGCGACACCCGCCAAAATACCCAATCGGTAAGCGTCAATCATTGGAACAAGCTGTTCTGCTACGATAGCGTGCAAGATTTTACCGCCCTCAACAATAGAGTTGTTCGTTACAGCGACAGTCTTGTCCAAGAACTTCTTGATATCTTTTTGCTGGTCAAGCGTATAAGTAGCGATTGTACTGTCTACGTTTGTGATACCCGCCATTTGCTGAGAAATAGTCTGAGTTGCATTGTGGTCTGTAACCGCACCAGCTGTGGTTACTGTGCGAACTTTGACTGTTTTTGAACCTTTTTTGAACTCGATTTCTTTGTTGTTTCCTTCAAGTTCTTTTGTGTAGCTCTCATCATCGAAAGGTTGGTCGATAAGATTGCTATAGATTTCTGTTGGTGTAATTGCCATTTTATCTTCTCCTTTTTGGATTGTGTTTTATTATTGTTTGTGTTTGATGAGACACCTTTTGCATCAAGTGCTTTTGCTTCATATTTTACAGGGGAGATGAATACCCAAATCATACTTTTGTGTAAAACACAAGCTTGTAGCTTACTTTCATTATATCATAAATACATATTTGTCAACAATGAAAAACCGCCTCATGGCTGGACGGTTTTTCGAAAAGATTGGAAGTTTTAGAAGTGAGTACACTTCCCTTTAATTATACTACAATTCTTCGTATTCGCGAGCAAGAAGGTCAGCTTTTTTCTCTTCCAGGCTCTTCATCTGGATTTCAGATAAAGTTCCTTCATCGTTATCTCGCAACATAATCTCGCCCGTTTCATTGTCTTTGACCAAAGAAAAACGAGATTTTACGTTCTCATCAACAGTAATCTGGAAGTTTTTCGAACCAGAGATAGCTTCACGCAAAACACTAGCTAATTCAGACGCTTCACTTGTTGCTGGTGCTGGTGCTGGTGCTGGTGCTGGCATTTCTTTCTCCTCTACCTTAGTTTCTACTTTTGGTGTTTCTTCTACTTTTGGCATTTCTTTCTCCTCTACCTTTTATATTTATTTTTTTATACCGTACATTTTATACAATTTATCAGCCGCTTGCTCTAACGGGTCAGACGATGGCGAATGATAATATGCGGCGTCCTCACTCTCCACTGTAGCGTCAAGAGCATTCAATGGGATATTTCTCTTTGTATTCCTCAATGTTGACGCCGCCTGGAGTATCAACCTAGGGTCTAGCGAAAAACCTGTAATAACAGGATTGTTACCGTAAGGGTTACCTGGCTCTGTGCCTGGAGCATATTCCAAGCTACCTTCGATAAGCGGCATAATAGTGTCAGAAAACTCCTTATCAAACTTATCACTTCGGACATCTAGCTCTGCGGTGTTTTCCAAAATATTATTCAGCAAGTCGTATGCTTCGACCGACTTTCTCATAATCTCCTCAGATTGCTGATATTCCCGGTAATCCTGGATTTGGGATTGAAGAGCCTGGTTTTCACGTTCTGCTTGTCTTTCGTTATACCCGTCCTTCCAACGACGATAAGCAAGTTCCTGCTGAATGTCGTCCAATTCTAAGATATTGCCATTTTCATCTTGCACGTGGCGGAAGTCTTCTAGCGTATACTCAGGGTCTTCCAACTGAACGCGTTCCTGCTCCAGCTGTTGCTGTAGCTGTGCGTATTTGCGTTCAGCTTGTTCAGCACGTGCTACTGCTTCGTTTTTTTCCGAGTTGAGCTGGCGGATACGCCTTTCTGCCGCTGGGCTGGATTTGCCTGGTCTTTTGACTTCTTCTCCGCTTTCATTACCTTCATCATCTCGTTCGCTATCGCCCGAGCTTCCTCGTTCAGAACTTCCATCTTGTTCGGATTTGTCTTCGTCAGTTCCATCACCAGTTTTTTCTGCGTCCTTTGAAACCTTGCTATTATCCTTTGCGTCTTTCTTGACGACCTTTTGGCTCTCATTCCCTGAATCGTCATTATCGTCTGAAGAAGCTTCATCTTTCGGTTTACTTTGATTGGAACCATCTCCCCGCTTTGTGTTCGAAGTTCTTTTGTCGACTTCAGATTTTCCTTCATCTCCGCTATCAGATTTCTTAGGGCGACCACGGGTCTTAGGGACATCAGCTTTGACCCCAAACTCTTCGTAAAGCTGTTTAGCCTGCTTTTCAATAGAGTCTTGTTTTTCTGTGAAGCCTTGTTCTCCACCTTGAGTTTCTTTGACCTCTGTTTGTTCATTCATCTATCTCCCCCTGTTGAAGAATTGTGTTTTTTATTATCTAAATTGTATCACATCATCGCCGAAAAAGTGAAAAGTCTTTTCTTTTTTTCTTTTTACCACCAAGCGAAAGTTCTGCCTCAAGGAACTTTTCGAGCTGTTCTTTCTTGCTCAACCCTTGGATTTTCCCTGCCGCAGAGTTCTTTATCGACACCCGAGAAAATCCTGTTTTACCAGTGATATTATATTTCTGAATTGCTTGCCCCATATAACATAGGCTGTCGCAATTGGACATCATAATACCATCAACGCTGAACATATGAGCGTTTTCGATAGTCATATTCCACACTTCCATCAAGCCCGCATTTTTCTCGACGGTAAAGTTTGAGCCTACAATTTTGTCCGCAAGTCCTTGCTCTGACTGCTTTGAATTTTTTGCCACAGACTGTACAGGTAAGTTCTCTATATTTGGGTTTGATGTATTCTGAGTTTCTTTTATATAGCTCCTTGAACTTATCCGACTTGTACCAATCTGCCATAGCCTGTGAATTTCTAGCTTTCTTAAGGTTTTGCCTACCTGTTTCAGCCCATTTCTCATAATATTCCTCCCAGTGCCTCTTTTGATGCTCACTCGCCTCAAGAGCTTCAAGGTTACGAATATCATTGTTTTCTGGATTGCAGTCTTTATGGTGTATATGAACCCCCTCTGGGATTTCGCCAAAGTTGTCAATCCAAACTTGTCTATGAAGAAACTTTCCACCTCGTTCATAGTATCTTCTGTGTTTTGTCCACTTCTCACCTTTATAGACGATAGCTGGCTTATACCCCCAATTAGCCTTATCAAGGTTAGCCAGATTACCATCTTTACAAAAGAGACTTTTGTCTTCAAACACGTCATAAATAACTTTATGGAGATAAATTTCTCTACCGCCAGATTTTCTAATAAAATATTGGCTTCCTTTTCTCTGCCTAAAATTGTATGTATAGCCTTTATAGACCGCTTTAAGTTTTCCCTTGTGTCTGTAATATCTAACTCTTTCTTCCATATGTTTTCATTATAGCATATGGTGTCTTGGTTACATAGACTATCCACCCGTACAAAACCGCGTTGTGTTAAGACTTCGTGATTGCCAGTGATGTCAACCACGCTATTTCCCACTACCAATCTATAAGTGTTTTTTACCCCTGTAACAACACCGCCACTTGTAGTTTTATGGAGTGTGTTTCCCACCTTGACCAATTCACCTGGCTTGATATCTCTTATTTTCTTAACGCCGCCATCCACTTCAATCAAAGAGTCACCCCCAATACAAGTGTCTGAATACCCGCCCTTGTGGGTAGGCTTCGATGACCAAACGTGTTGCTTTTCGTTCCATTCGTATTCCATTTTCTCCAAACACTCAATAACACGCGTCAGCCTCTCGTCTATCTGCAACCCGACAAACACCCTACGCAAGAAGTTCAATTTGTCCTCAACTCGGTTTGGCTTGCTTAGCACCACCGTGTTAGTTACCCCCTCAATCTCCAATGCCCGTTTATAACTCTCATTTCTAGCACCTCGACGGTGGGCGGCGTCGTGAGGGAGGAAGTGTGTATGAACCTGCCAACCTCTTTCTTTAATCTCTCCGAGGTACCAAGTAACGTCCTCGTTGCGATTCTCGATATGGTCAAGGACAGTCGGGAAGCCTTTATCGTCAACCTGGAATAGCACGATACTCGTATAGTCGGCAGAACCTAAGTCCCACGCGGTATAGTACTGTCGTGAGCTATCACCCTGCAAGACAGTTACACGCCCCTCGTCCTTCATAATCTTAGTCAACGCACCAAACACCGAACCAGAGTTAGGACTAACCCAACTTGTCATATACTCCTGCTGGTATAAGGCGTCATTGCCGTACTTGCTGATAATCTTAAGACGCTCCTGTTCCAAAAAACCAGGTGCCATAAACTGAGCGACCTCTTCCATACCGCAGTGCATATTGTTCGCCAATGCAAACTCAGGGTGAGCCAAAGCAAACTGGTACTCCTCGTAAAAATGGTTCTTGCCACGAGGTGTTGAAATCATCACACGCCAACCACCAGTTTCCGCGAGCATAGCTGTAACCAATTCGATTGAATTAGGATTAAGGACGGCATACTCGTCAAACACCACGCCCATAAGACCAGCACCCACCAACTTGTCGACGTTGTTGATACCGATAAGCTTAATAACGGAGCCATTCGTCAATTCAATCTCAAGCTTAGCAGAGTTCATTCGAACTATCATATTCTTCGGTATCATATCAAGGAAGCGGATGCCTTTTGACGTCTGAGCAATCCAAATGTCGTTATACGCTGTCGAGTAGTTGTTAAAACAGTACCAGTATGTCCCTGGCTTAGTAGTCGCCTCACGGATAAGTAGGTTCCACGAAAACAGGGATTTACCCGCACGACGCGACCAACATAACACGATATAGCGGATACCGTTATCGAACGCCTTTAATATAGCCTTTTGATAGGCTCTTAAGACTATACCTCCGCCAATACGTACAAAATTATTGTTCATCAGCCTTCTTTTTCTCTTCTTCCAGCTCTCTCCAATGCTCATCATTGAGATGACGAGTTAAAGCTCCCTTGGAATAAAGCACCAGCCAGCAATATGGACAAGGGTGTGCTATATGAGCATTCCCATTCACCTTCTTTTTCATCCCATAACCTCACTTTCTATATACCACACGCCGTCATCGCCCTGTATGGCTTCATATGGGGCTATCTCAGCGTAGTTTTCTAATAAAAGGGTATCTAACCCATCTAGCCTCACTACGTCGGCTACAGCACCGTCTAAATAGTTAAACAGCAGGTCTATAGCTCCAAGGTTGCCACCACGCATAGCCACGGCATAGACATTAGAGGCAAGAACTCGAGCCACGGTATGCTTATCGCGGGTATCGCCCACCTCATACGCATATGCCTGCCCGCTCTCACCCACCTCGTCTAGCTCTTTACGCAAGATATGTCCTGGTGAGTTAGTCTCCTCAATGATAACTGGCTCGTCGCCCTGCTTTACCGCCACAGTTTCGTCCTGTACTCGGGTTGGCTCCACGGGCTTGTCGAGTTTCTTTGTCGCCTCAGGGAACACCGTGCGAACGACGGTGCGTTTTATGACTAAAACCCGCTCAGGCTTACCAAGGATACGCTCAAACGCCATTTTCATCGCCTTCACGTCATTCTCCTCACAACAGACACGTAAAAGTTCTGCCACCACAGCCTGATTTGCACTCATCTCGGGGACTGCTTGACGAAACTCCCGATAATTCATCGGGAGAAAGTCGTTAAAAAAGTTCTGGAGCTTCTTCTTCTGTGCCATAGTATTCTTTCCTCAACTGCTCCCCGTACTCGTCCCAGTCGACCCGCAAAAAGTCCTCACCGAATTGCCTCGACAACTCCCTAAAACCCTCTTGCATTGCATCTACTGTTTCCCTCGTGAGCATATATCTGTTAGCCCCCTCATAAGCATATTTGTATTCCTGATAGGTCAACACGCGACCTTCCTCAATACACATTTTACCATAAGTGTTAGCCTCGCGTAACCACAATACCCACCCATACATCTGGTATTTGTCGATTGCTGGACGCTCCACCTCGCCCTTAGCTAGCTTGATGGCACAGCTGACCGCATAATTAAGCCACGCCTGCTTGTCCGCCAAGATAAGCCGCTTCATATGCCCACCGTCAGAGCGTGGGCTGATATACGTATACAGACAAAACCGCACACGGTCAACCAGAGATTGCTCGAAACTCATCGTAGATGGAGCGTTGGAAACCACCTCAATAAAGCCATAATTAGTCGTCTGATATACCTCGCCGCCCTTAACCTCCACCTGGATAGGGTCGCCACTCGCCATCAAATGCAGTGTACCGTAGTTGTCGTTGTTCTGATTTTTCGCTCCCTTAGCGTCCGCGTCATACAGATAAGTCGTGTTGTCCATATGCTGAGTGTAAAACCGCCCCCAATTCCTACTCAGTGAAAACACGCCCGCTCCATCGCCTAGCACCTCAGCCAGCCCCTCAGCCAGCGTACTCTTCCCTGTGCGGGACTGACCGAAAGTGAAAAGTAGCCCGTGCTCACCAATCAAAGCAGACCCTACCGACCAATCCCTGACCGCCTGCTGATGCTCGTCCATCGTCGCATACCATTTCTGCCAAGCTGACGTTGGGGTGTACTCTGGATTGTATGCCAGTTGTGAAGACCGAGTAGTCGGATGTAGCAAAAAGCGGGTTTCCGATTCGTCCAACTCCCCTGTATACCCGTCAAGCACCGCATTCCTCATCTCAAAATACCGCCTGTTGTCAAACTCAATCTCTGGTGCATATACCATAAAGTAGTCCCAAAGGGCTTGTTGTCGCTTAGTCGACCAGTTGCTGTCCCTCAGTTGCTGGCACTCCCGCATCGCATCCCGCCAAAACGCTACCTGCTCGCCGCGACGGTATCGCCGCCACTGACCGCCCACTCGGATAGCCAGTCCGTGCTCCGACCGTCTGAGATATAGTGGTGCCTCGGAAAAATGCTCCACCACCCTCTTATAAAACCATTGCAACACGTCCTGGTTGCGTGCCGTTTCGGCAAGTGTTGGGAACTCATCCGCTGTAGTCGCCTCGTCCATCACTCACTGCCTCCTCGTACCACCACTGAACTGACCTGCCTCAGACTCACAAGCACCGTGTCCCCCAGCTTGTAATCCCGCAAACTGACCCACTCCTTATGGTCGTCAATCGCCCGCCTCAGCCTCTTAAACTCCTCTGTCGTTAAGTGATACACGTCCTTATTCCGCATCACCACAAGCACCCTACTCACTTTAATCCCCTCCTGATATTTGCTTAATTAACTCTAATAGGTAACCTGTCTCAGCCTCGGCTCGCCAACTCCTCACGCATCGCCGCCTGCTTCTCCCGATACTGCCGCTGATACTGTCGCTGGTAAGCCGTCGCCTTCTCCCGATGCGCCTCACGCCACGCTCGCTGGTAATCCCTCGCCTGCTTCACTAGCTTGCTCCGCACCTCCTCAACGTCTGATTGCCCTTCTCTCAGTTGCACCACTCGTATCCGTCCGTGCAAATATAGCCTGACACTCACTCGCACCAACTGAATACTCGGTTCTGATTTTTTTCGGCTATATCTGAGGATATACTCCCCATTATCTATCACTGCCTTATCGATATTGTGTTTGTCGGCAAATTCAATCAATGATTGGTGTTGCTCAACAAGATGTTTCGGTAAAAATTGTTCTTCCATATTTCAATAATAGCATAGTGAGGAGATGTAAGTCAATATATTGACAAAGTTTCAAATTATTTTCCTGGAGAGTGGAAAGGAATATATATATGCCTCCTCTCTCCTCCCTTTTTATGCATACCCCCCCATATAGTTTATTATATGTCAAGTCTATTATATTTTATATATATGCTATATTATACTATCTATTATACTTGACATCCTGTAAAGTCTGTAAAAAGTATATATATTTTACTTATATATTTAATTTTTTTTTTTCTTAAAAAAACAAAGAAAAAAAAATAAAAAATTTAAAAAAAAAACTTTCTCTGTAATTTCATAAAACAATACATAAAATAAAGTTACTCACCCTTGACATTTTACCCATTCTATTATGTTTTATTTACAACACTCACCCATAAACAAAAATATAAAAAAAAGTATAAAAAAAGTCCAAAAAAGTATTGCATTTATGTATACACTCTGCTATAATAAAGACAGTTAAGAAGGAAACAGCACAACATCAATCAAGGTGCGATAGTCAACACTTAACGAATAACTATCAAAAATAAGTCAAATGGAAGGGCAAAACATTATGGCTAGAAGCAATATCAAAACTAAAGACGGGCGGATATCAGCGTACGGGTTCGCGTGCGGGTATATCGAGGCGGTAGAGAATGGCTACAAGCGCGCGACGATTTTGATGGAGCACGGCGTGTATCACGTACAGTGGAAACTAGACAACGGCGAGCCGTACAGGTACTGGACGCGTGAGGGCAACGGCTGGGCGACTTTTGACACGCTAGCGGATGCACGCGAGCAATATGACAAGGTGAAAAAGGAAGTAGAGAGGTAGAACGATGACTATACAGGAATTTCAAGCAATCAAAAAACATCTTAACATTTGGTATGACGACGATGAGTTACGCGAGATGCTGGACGGTAGAACGAGCAGGGAATTAGTAATGGACGGTCCATTCTGCTGTACTTATATTGATGCGTGGAATGCGATGGTTGACTGGTACGGCGACAAGTTTGACGCTAGCCGCTACATATCGCCGCGGGCGAATGGACCGTGGTGGCAGAATATCGACGGGGTACATTACTATCTAAGAGAGCGGGGCAATGTGCCATACGTGTGGACGGTATACGTCAATAAGGTGGCAACAGCGCTAGAGAAGATTAAGAGAGAGGGCGAGAAGAATGACTAAGCGCGAAAAAGTGCTTCTAGCGGTTATTCTGGTGGTGGCGGCGGTGGTGGTCTATATCGACCACCAGAATACCCAGGAATGTTTGAAACGTGGCGGGGCGGAATTGGTCTGCTACGGTATAAAAGGATAAAAGAGAAGAGAGAGGATTTTAGAAAATGAATATCGAAGATATCGCAAAAGAGATGGCGCGGGATGGGTATAACCCAAAAGATGACGGGGCTAATAATAGAGCACTACAAGAATACCTACAGACGCAAGCAGGGCTAGAGGACTATAAAGAGTGGATAACGTCTATGCTTGCGGAGCGATACAACAGCGAGGACGTGGAGGAAGCCTTGAAAAGTTGCACGATGGCGGACTGGCTGGACGATATGCTAAACACGCCAGATGACCCTCTTGCTAGGGATATCCTAGACGACTGGCGCGATAAAGAGATTGCGGCGTGGACACGGATACTAGAAGAGCTAGAGAGTACACACGACAAGGTCAAGGAAGCGGCAGAAGACCCAGATGGCAAGTACTACCTGGAGCTATCGAAAAACCTGGGGACGCTTTACGTGATGGACAACGATGATTATAGCGTGGTTGAGGCGTATGACCTCTGGGCGATTCAGGAAGAACTAGAAAAATACGGCAGCAACTGGACAGAGGCGGATTGTTGGGACATTAAAAACGTAGTAAGATAGGAGTTTGTAAAATGAAAAGAATGTTACCAGCACATCAGTTTAAGATTGGGCGTAAGACATATGGATTGACACAAGCCGACGCGGATGAATTGTACCTGATTTTTGAGGGAAAGACTTCATACCGACAAGCCCTGGAGTGGGCTAGGGCTGCGCGCCCTTATATGTCACAAGAAGTACGTGAGGTGCTAGAGGCGATGGCTGAGCGAGAAGCGCAGGGGCACGAGGTAATTTATAAGCACAGAACTAATTAGCACAAATGATTAAATAAAATTGCCCCGCCCGTGGCACAAAACGGGCAGAAGGAGAAACCATATGCAAAAAACTAAAAAGCCGATGAAGTTTATACGGATTGAGGAAGAACTTCTGAATCAGATTAAAGAGGTTGCGGAAAAGATGCACGCGTCTACAACGTGGACGGCAGGCTACTTATTGAGGCAACAGCTTAAGGCGATTGAACAAGAGAAAACTGATGAGTAAAACTATAATAGTTCACGACGACCGAATTGACATATTGAAAGACGGTTACAACATCATTGAACGTACAGTTTATCTGAACGGACAAGATTTACTGAGATTGTTAGGCGAGATAGAAGAAACGGAGGAAAAATAAAGCAAAAAAAGTGTTGACAAATTAGAACGAGCTTGATACAATAAGAACATAGCAAAAGCAAAGGCTATAAAGGACATTCCAGCGATTAGACGGCAAAAGCAGTGGAGCGGCAACCACTAATAAAATAACCGCCGAGAGCCTATCCTAATCGCGACCTCACACAACCTAAACTGGAGCTATCAATCCCACATAACAACAACGTCAAGCAATAGCGAGACAGGTTACCGAATGGAAAACCTAGCGACTTGTGCGACAAGGGACGGTTGATGAACTTTAACAACTAGGATAATCAGAGCAAAACGACGCGGTTTTATTCTCAACCGCATAACTGGACTAACAATCAGGTCTCGTTTCATCTATGGGTTGTTAGTCTAATTGGCGACATCAAATCTTAAAGTAATTAACTCACTTAATGATATACACTTGGTGTCGCCTTGCCCCAGTTATGCGGTTGACTTTAATCGTCTTGAATATCGTTTTGCCTTGATTGCTGAGTGCGATGTTTTTTGCCCACCCGTGCATCGTGCTTGGCAATCAGGGTGTTGTAGGCGACTGCGAGCGTCTACAACCTCTGGGATATATTCCACCATAGCTCAATAGGTAGAGCACTTCGCTGTTAACGAAGGGGTTTGTTGGTTCGAGCCCAACTGGTGGAGCCATATAATATTAAATAAGCATATCTAAGCAAAGGAGGTATGTATGAGTGTAACTTTACGAGAAGTACTGGAGTTTAGCGGCTACAAGCCACTAGAGAATCAGCAAGACGCGACTTGGTTGTTATCAAGACGCAACGAGTTCACAGAGTTGTTAGAGGGGGCTGAGAGCTTACTAGAAGACTTAGCCGAGCAACAAATAGAAGATGAAAACGACTTAAGAGCCGAGCTGGCGGAAGAATACGCCGAGCGGTCAAGGCTAGAGGAGTATTGAGAATGGTAGATTATAGTAAAGAGTTTACATTATCAACTGCACCACAACGGTCGGCTGAGTGGTACAAAGAGCGTGCGGGCAAGCCGTCCGCGAGTATGCTTGCCGAGTTATTCGAAACTAAGCGAGATGGCACACCTACCGCTAAGGCTAAGGAATACTTAAAGAAACTAGCGTTTGAGCGACGTTTTGGCGTTACTTATAATAGTTTTCAGACCAAAGCTATGGCAGACGGTGTGTATTTTGAAGATTTCGCTAAGCTGGTGTACCAGAAAGACACTGGCAACAAATTGTCTGAGGCGTTTTCTTACATATCAGATTGGTTTGTCGCAACACCAGACGCAAATGTAGTCGAGGCAAAGACCTTAAGGAAAGGGCTACTTGAATGCAAGGTGGTTGGTGATAATACCTTTATGGATATTATGGAGAATGGAATACCTCACAAGCACGAATTGCAAGTCCAGGGTCAGATGATGGCTTCTGGAGCTGATTGGGTAGATTACATAGTAGTCAACCTTAAAACTCAGCATTACATCATCATACGTATCGAGCGGAATGACGAGCTCATCAAGCAGATTTACGAGCGATTGCACGAGCCACTAGATTTGCCAGAGTTGTTCGATTTAGGAGTGAAGAGTTTTGACCCAGAATTGCTCACACAATATATGAATAATAACCAAGGTATCGCTGAAAATGAAGAAGTAGTGATACCAGATGATATAGGATTTTAGAAGATATGAAAATTGACGTAACACACATCTCGTCAGTTTACCCTCTCGGGACGACTGACGGGACGACATACACAATTGTTCCGAGGAGATGAAGATGAAGAACACCTTAACCAAAATCTGGTGGAGTTTTCTTGTGTTTTTGCTTATCGTAACAATCAGAGGCTTTTTCATTAGCGTTGGACATACTAATTACCCTGTAGAGGAGAAGCTATCCGAGAAAGACCTCTTCTTAATGGCAACGAAAGACTGCTATAAACAATCGGCGTCTACTTTAGGTCTTGAAGAGAATAACCCGATTGTTGTTGAGTATTGCGGTTGCTATGGTAACACGATGGGGCAAAAATATAATGGTATGACCAAGCGAGAGCTTGTGTCGCACACGCAAGAGTTTGTAAAAATTGGAGAGCAATGCGCCGCTGACGTAAGCTCAAGGTATCAACAATATCAATAAAGAAAGGATTATGTTATGGCACAATTAACATTTGTACTTGGACGAAGTGGAACAGGTAAAAGTTCATCTCTAAGACATCTTAAGAAGGCTGACGGCGTTGGTTACATCACAGCCACAGGCAAGCCACTGCCGTTCAAAAACGATATTCCGCAATTCCACGCTAAGAATTATGGCGAATTGGCGGCAGTCATCAAAAAAAGCACTAACCCTATTATAGTAATCGACGACTTCAACTACTTTATGAGTTTTGAAGAGTTTTCGAAAGCTAACATTAAGGGATACGACAAGTTTACTGAGATGGCAGTCAACGTGGTCAATATCATCGAGTTGATTACGAAGAAAGACACAGACCAGCGATTTTACATCCTGGCTCACAGCGAGCAAAACGACGAAGGCTTACTGAAGTTGAAAACAACTGGTAAAATGGTAAGTGATAAGTTCGTCCCTGAAGGATTAACAAATCAGGTGATTGAAACAGCAGTTATCGACGGTGAGTTCGTCTTTAAGGTGAGGACTGATGGTACAGGTATCAAAACACCACTAGGAATGTTTGAAGCCGACACCATCCCGAATGACCTTAAAGAATTGGACAAGGCAATAGTAAACTTTTATAAATAAAGGAGGACAATATGTCAGACGAAGAAAAATTGCAGAAAGAGTTATTAAAAGAACTAGGAAATAACGACGTCAAGGTCGCAAAAGATGCGGCAGCTAAAATGAAGGAAAACATCTTAAACGACAATAACGGTAATTGGCTCGGACTTGGCGTTCACGAAGTTTCAGTAGACAAGGTCGAGTTGACACGTGCGAAGTCAGGCACACTTGGTATGAAGTTTACTGCCAGTAACGCTGACGGTAAAGTTGAAGTTACTATGTGGCTAAGCGAGGCAGCTTTGCCATACACTATTGAGAATTGTAGCCGTTTAGTTGTTCACAACGCTGAGCAGGATAAAAAAGATGACGCTCGCAATTTTATGAGCAACATTCTTAGTGCTAAAGACTTGTTCGATACAATGGTCAAGATGTTAGCCCAGCGTAAGAAAGCGAAAAAGGAGTTCACCTGTTGGGCATCTATTAGAGAAAGCAAGACTCAAACTTACGTAAACAAAGAAGGTAATACAGTTCCTTCTATTGAAAGGTCTTTGTTAAGCTTTAAGCCTAAAGAGGAGACTAAAACTGCCGTTGAAAAGATGATTGACGACAGCGAAGATGTAGACCTCTCGGAAGTTCCATTCTAAGGAAAAGTGCGGGCGTATAGCCCGCATAACGGGCAACTTGGGATAATCTATTCGTTCTTTTAGACCTTTGCACCCAGGTTGCCTATTATGCGGGCTATATAGGAATAATATGCTAGAGCGGGATTTTAAGAAGAAAGAGCAAGAGAAGTTAAAGGAAAAAGGCTGGGTTATCATTCAGTGTGTAGCGAGTCCAGGAGTACCGAAGTGTTTTCCCGACACAATACTACTAGCACCGAATGGATATCATTGCCTCATCGAATGGAAGAAAGGTAAGAACGCAAAGAGGCAACCACTTCAACCATACTGGAACGCTAAGTTGAATGGTATGAAGCACGACACTTTTTTCGCCGAGCCAGAGAACATTCAAGAAATATTAAGTGAGATATTAAAGAAAGGAAGTTTATGAGTTTTTCGCTATACCCATCTCAGGAAGACTACCTCAAGAGGTTAGGGAATAAGCCATACATATTCGCTGGGGTCGGCTCTGGCAAAACTCTTATGGCACTATTCAGAGCATACCGCACAGGTTCACGCAAAGTCTTAGTTATTTGTCCAGCATCTGTCCGCGATACCAAAGTTTGGGAACTCGACCTTGAGAAATCAGAGTTAGAGTTCGACGACTTCCAGGTCAAGGGTTACAGTTTTTTGCAGAAGTTCAAGGATATCGACTTCTCAAAGTACAAAGATTACTATGTTATCATCGATGAGGCTCACAAGATAAAGAATAGCCAAAGTAAGCAAGGTCTGGGAGCATTTTACTTGTGTAGATTGACCGAGCGAGGTTATTCACTTCTAAGCGGTACGCCGATGAGTAAATGGGCAGACGCAGTGAATTATGCTAAGATTACAGGGTTAGTCAAAAATAAGACAGAGTTCTATAACCGATATGTCATTGAAACCAGAGTTAAAGGTTACCCAGAAATAGTCGATTATGTGCACAAAGATGAGTTGGTCAAATGGTGGAATAGTATTGCATTAAGAGGTCGCTCAGAAGAGTTCGTGGAGCTACCAGAGAAGCAAGTCATTCGCGTCGATATACCAATCAAGCGAAAAGAATATGTCAGTATGCTAAAGACATATATGACAGAAGATGGAGAAGTACTCGACAGCCCTTCGAAATTGACTTGGGCATTACGTCAATTTGCTGAGATGGCACCTGAAAAGATAAATTGGACAGTTGAGAAGATTGAAGGATTAGACAACTGTTTGGTATTCGTCAACACCGTGAACGCGATTGAGAAGTTGAGCGAGGCATTAAAGAAGAAAGGTATTAAGCACGGTGTTTGGTACGGAGCTAAGAAAGATAAGTTCGCAGACCAAGATGTGATGATTGTTCAATATCAATCTGGCGGCACTGGCTTAAACTTACAGAAGTTTAACACTACCATCTTCTTAAGCCCTTGCTACAGTTTTATTGACTACTCACAAGCAGAAGGTAGGACATACAGGAACGGTCAGTCGAAACGATGTGTGTTTTATCAACTGAAGTCGCAACATACAATTGACGCGGCAATCTATAAAGCATTGAATGCGAAAAAAGACTTCGATAATAACTTAACTAATTTGGACGATAAGACTATAATAGAATTATTGAACGGCAATGCTTAGGAGGGAAGTGAATGTTTATTTTAATTTGGATAATAATTGTTATGGCTCTGCTAATTTTTGTAGCTATCTCAGAACACAAAATAGCTAAACAAGATGAAGAATGGATGAAAGAGGAGGAAAAGAAATGGAGAAAGAAGTAAAGCCTTATTACGAAGATGATTATCAGTCATTAGACGAGGTTAGCACTACAGATTTGCTGGAAATGAAAGAGGGTGCATTAAACGACTTGAACGAGAGTGAACGCACTATTCACCGAATTAACCAGATATTAGCCAGTCGTGCAATTTACGCCACGCAATTGGAGCTATTTTAAGGAGAAGAAATGAAATACAAGCTTCTAAAAGACACGCCTACAATTAAAGCTGGTACCATTTTCGAAGAAGTTACAAGCGATTTTGACGAATTGAAAGAGTTGGTCAGAGTTACACCAATTGGGGCAAAAACCAGCCCTCAATTCACAATTCAAGATATAGATAACTTTGACGAGTGGTTTGAGGAAATCGAAGAACCATTAGACAGTATTCATTGGAAGCCTAAAATTGGTGATAGATACTTCTACATCAGTGGTTACGGAACTGTATATTCAGAAACTTGGCACGGTGTGCCTGTAGATTACTACCGCCGAGCCTTAGGCTCTATCTATCCTACTGAAGAAGAATGCAAAAAAGCCCGTGAACGCAAACTAGCCAAGGTTAGATTACAACGAACTTCAACGTTTAAGCCAGACTTTGAAAATGGAAACGGTGGCTGGATTGTCGGCTATGACTACGAAGACGAGAGCCTAACCACTATACCTATTAGTGATGTTGACTATGGCGAACCTGTCCGCTACGCAACCTCAGAAGACGCTCGAAAATCTATCAAAGAAAATCGAGAAGATTGGCTAATATATTTTGGAGTAAAGGAGTAAAACATGGCTGGCAATACGATTGGTGGTAAGAAAGCCGCCGCAAAAAACCTAGCAAGCAATCCGAACTTCTATGCGGAAATCGGACGAAAGGGTGGCTCTGCTACATTTGCAAGCCACGGAAGTTACAAGGGATTTGCACAAGATATCGAATGCGATTGCGATCTAATCGACGGTCCTCACTTTGTAAAAAAGTGTGCAGGTAAAAAAGGCGGTCGTATCAGTAAACGAAAGTAACAGAAAGGAGTTTTTGTGTGGAGGTTATGGCATAAATTATTCGGTTGGGATTACATTCAATGGAAACTAGGTACGCACGGAATTAGACGAATACGAGTAGCCCCGAATGGACTTGTTTATTTTATGTGTCTTGGTGAGATTATTAATCTAGCTGAACCAGGATACCGTAAAATTATGTACTTGACTTGCTCGAAGGATAAATACGTCAAGTAAACGGGTACAGATTGTGCCCAGTAGAACATTAAAATCAACCGCAGAACTGGACAGATGATATGCACTAGGGATGCTCTTTTCGGTCCCGTTGAAGTGAAACGTTGCTCGGCGTTCTAGGGAGCTATGCGACGTGTATCGTCTGCCCAACTGGCGACATCAAACCTTAAAGTAATTAACTAATGATATACAAATTGGTGTCGCCTTGCCCCAGTTCTGCGGTTGAGGGGATTAAATATGAAGCATAAGATTAAAGGGCGCAATTACAAAATACCGACACCCAGAGTTTACGGCAAAAGGGAAACTCGCACTACGCAATTTATCCGTAAACAACTAATCAATAACAATGGAGCAGTATGTTCGCTCTGCAATAAGCCGATTGAAACAATGAAAGATTGTACGATTGACCATATCATACCAGTCAGCAAGGGCGGCTTGACAACAATCGAGAACTGCCAATTAGCACATAGAAATTGTAATTTGAGCAAAGGTAATAAGGAGGGAGTCTAATGCGTATAATTAAGTTTAGAGTTTGGAACGATTTATTAAAGAATTATCTTCCAGATGACTCGGTGTGTATCTTGCCAAACGGAGATATTGTACTTTACAATCTTGCAGCTATGATTACCGCGTATAGGCGCCCTTCCGATATGCTGGAAGGCGAGAATATCATAGAACAATTTACAGGCTTGAAAGACAAGAACGGTAAAGATATTTATCACGGTGATATCTGCTCTTTTACTAGCAAAACTGGCAAACATATAGGTGTAGTAGAGTGGTTAGACAATTTAGCTGGTTTCGGATTACGAATGGTCAAAAACAATTTCCGATACACTTTCTCCGGGCTTGATACTATGGGGGTTAATCTTGATACGTTGAAAGTTATCGGTAATATTCACGAAACAAACTTGGAGGAGAAATGAAAAGCTTAATAAATCGGATAACTAAGTTGTGGGAAGAAATAAAGGAAGCGGGTATTTTTTCGTCTATCTGGATGGCGTTGTTTATAGGAATCCTTATATTCCTCATCTTCAGTTCAATAGGGGCTGAAAAGGGACTATCTAGGGACGAAATTTGTCAAAAGCATTTTGGTAAAGATTATGTCTGGAAAAACGGGTATAGAAGTGCAGACTTTTGCGTAGGCGATTCAGGAATACCAAAATACCCTAAATCGTGGAAGGGGTGAATAAATGGAAAATGATTTTACTAAATATAAAACCCTATATTATCTGATAGAAAAAGCCGTACAAGCTGCTTTATAAAGACTATAAGTCTATTTTTGTAAAAGAGGCTGCCGAGTCCGCCGATGAGAATATGAAGAATCTCCTGCAGTAT